CCCTTTTCAGAAGCTTGTGGTACTTCGCCAAGTTCTGTCGAATCTTGATCTGTCGGATGTGTATAGTAATTGTCAAGCATTTGTTCATAATCTTCGATGTAATCGTAATATGGTTTTTCTTCTTTTAAGAATTTATAAATACCATAAATTGTATAATCTACTGGATTTATTTCTTCATTTTTAGAAGTCGGGATTAAACCTTCCAACGATCCATAGACACTTCCTCCTTTAATTGACTCATATTCGACAACACCACTTCGTTTTAAAAACTCAAATAGTCTATTTTGAGCCGCATAGACGGTTTCAGAATAATCATTCTTGGCAAAAGTTACAACCTTGCTTTTAGTCGGCATGATTACAATATCCATTTCTTCATGGTCAAATATCATAATATTTCCGTCAAGAGATTTTCTAGCTTTTAATTCTAAAGTAATCTTCTCTTGGCGCGCTGCTTTTCCAACCTGAATTGTAATTGCCATTTAAGCCAGTTCCTTAACGAGACCTTGAATTTTTAAAATATCATGAACAAATTTATTATCCAAGACTCTCTTTGATGTCGTTTCCAAAATTTTAATAACTTTTTTTGTTTTTTCCATCATATCTTGATCATTTTTGATTTCTTTCAGATTAAGAGAATTTTTAACGATATTTTTAAGTCTCGGAATTTCTTCATTCAAAAATATTTTTAATTCAATACCGTGATCGGCAAAAGAACTAATATATTTACTTAATAATTCTTTTTGTTCTTTTATTAGTTTGCTAGAATACTTCTCATTGAACTTTTGAACAAATGTTTTATAAGTTAAGTTGTCAATTGGTTTTAAAAATTCTTTCTCTCGCTCTTCTTCAGTAACCATAACGTTGATCATATGGTTTTCCAACAATACTCTTTGTTTTGTTTTTACTTTTGGATTAAAAATTTGAAAAACTGTTGCCAAATCTCTATAATTTGGAATAAAGTTGGAAAATGCCTCTGGAGATATAAATTTATTTATTTTATTGATTATTTCTGTTTGCTCTTTAAAGAGTTCTCGATGATTGATGGTCTTTTTTTGCATTCTTGATTCAAAAATTAATCTTTCTGCTGTATGTCTCTCGACGTTTTTGGTGTCCAGAATTGATTTATAAAGATCCATATCTTTGGCCAGAATAGTACTTCCCCTAAAGTGTTCTCTAATGAGTTTCATAATAATTTTCTTCTTATTATCGTTTTTTTCCATAATGGTCTTTGCCAGTTCCCTGATTAACACCTCAAAAATAAAAGCACTATTACGCTTTTTATTATGTTTCATTTTCATCTATTTGAATCTCCAAGTTTTCTAATTCTGCGACTAAATCTTTAACTCTTGAGCTTGCTTCAAACAAAAGAGCTTCTTCTTTATTATAATTAGGTTGTTTAGTTTCGTAAATACCCCGAGAAAGGCCCATTAAATTTTCCATTCCCGGCACTATCTCTTTTGCCCTTGGAAATGCCATGGCTGTATAACTTTGCTCTCTACCATTTCGCCCGTCGCCTCCCCTCAATTCTCTGGAAACGTGCCTCTTCCCTTTGGCTTTTTTTCCTAAGGATTTTTTAGTATGGCGCCTGTTTCTATTGTCTCTATCGTCATTTCGCTTGGCAGGAGCGCTTAATAGGGCGCCTTCTTCCTCATCACCGCCGAGATCTCCAAGATCTTCACCTCCGCCGAGATCTCCAAGATCTTCACCTCCTCCGAGATCTCCAAGATCTTCACCTCCGCCGAGATCGCCGAGACCACTCATGCCTCCAGCGGCGGCCTCTCCGGCCGATTCTGCTGCGGCGTTAAGTTCTGCCTCATATTTTCTATCGTGGAACATTTCTCTTTGGTTTCTGACAAATTCTTCTTCGGAAAGACTGAAAATGTTTTGAGCAATCCAACGACGACTAAAGAAGTTTTCAGTGGCTCCTCCAGCAATATCAAATTTTGATTTCCAGTGCTCTAATTCTTGAAGTTCGGCGATTTTAGATGGGTTGTTCAGCTTCAATCGGAAACTTACTAAATCATCACCTCTAAATCCCAAAGTATATAAATGAACGATTCCAATCTTTTCCAACTCGGCAATAACGGAGCGCTGGAGTCTTTGGATAGTTCTTGCGAAACGAACATCTTTTTGTGCGAGAGTTGTTTTATCTTCTACGCTTTCTGTGTCGCTTGACAAATATGCAGACGGGATTTTTATCGCGGAGAACATTTTGTCTCGAAGATATTTAACATCATCTATGTCACCAGTAAATTGACCTCCAGGGAGTGACTCAATTTTAGATGATTCTCCTCCCCTAATTGGAACAAAGTAGTCTTCTTCAACCGAAAGTGGGTTGTATCTCAAATCCACCCTTCCGGTATTCGCATCAACAACCTGATTTCTCTTCATAGACGTAATTGTCTTTTGAATAAAACCCTCTACATCTTGAGGGGCGATATTTCCGACATCGATATAAAAAACTCTTCGTTCTGCCGAGCGAACGATCCGATAAGCCATCATCGCATCTTCCATAAGAACCAACTGGCGCCAAATACGTCGAGCAGATTCCATAACAGAGGTCCCATATGGAGAATACTTGTCATTTCCAAGTATTCGGAAATGAGCAATTTGCCAATTTTCAAAAGTCATACCGGCTGAATTCCACTGGTATTGGACATAGTTTGGATTGGTAGGATCTTCACCTTCCATCCTTTCAACTTCCTTTAGTGGGATTGGAATGACAGCTTTTACACCAATACGGTCGTCAATATCCATATAAAGGATAAAATCTCCGAATTTGCACATGGAACGACACCATCCAAACAAATTATGATTAATATTTAAAACGTTATCATAGAGGGAACGAAGAACTGCTTTAATTTCTTCGTTTGGGCACTCAATATCCATCATAGGAGAAAGAGCAGAGTGCGTTGTCATCTCATCGGCATAAATATCCATTGCGGACGCCAATTCTGGCATATATTCCATTTGCTCGTAATCAATATATCTTTCGGCTCGATTTTGTTGAGCCATAATTTTTGAATGCATAACATCAAAAGGGCTATATTCTGATTTTTTAAATTGCTGACCACTTGCTGATCTAAAATCTGTCGAATATTTGTCAAGCGCTGTTCTACGAATCTTTCGATTCATCTGAGTACGCCAGTTTACAATTGGACCCGAAAATAATCTCGTTAATCTTCTAAAAAGTTCTGATTGTGAGTTATTGGGATTTTTACTTTGGTCGGCCATTCTTTATCCTTTTATTAACCAAGAATATTGTTCATAATCTTCTTTTGCTTTAAACATCTTCTCATCTAGTGCTTCTTTTCTATTATATCCCTGCATTCCTGGGATTGTTGTATTAATTTTTGTATTAACTCTAACCATGGAATTCAAACACGCCTTTTTATATTCTAATTCTCTCTTATTAACGCTCAACGCTGTATCTCTAACCCAACACCCAATAGCCAATGCCATAACAAGGTCATCATTATATCCCCTCATTGCTTGAGGTTTTCCATTGTGCCAAATAAAAGTTCGTAACTCATTCGAGAAACGAACCGAATATACTTTAATTAGTTTGTTTCTAATGAATTCTTCTAATTTTGCGACGATAAGAGGTCGGGTTTTTAAAGATGTCGTAAATCCGGGGACAGCAGAGTTATTCGTTGCTCCCTGTTGACTATCTACATATTCATGAGTACTCTTTATCGAATAATATAAATTCGGATATTGCAACTCAATTAATTTTTCTAAAACGGAAATACCAATACCAACATTTTCAACAACTAACAAACAATTACCATATTCCTTGCCAGCTTGCATTAAAACGTTGGAATACATATCTAAACTAGGCTTTCCTTGATATTCAGCTATAACTTCCATCGTATCCAACTTGATGATATGAAAAACAGAATAGTCTGCTCCATCCCCTCTTGCAACGTCGGCAACAAGGAGATAAGTGCATTCGGGATTATATTCTTCCCAAATCCACATATTTCTGTCAAAACTTGTCCTGTATTTAGGATCCTTAACGTTGCTCTCCAACCACATAATATCATCGGGATGAATAACAGTCTCGCCCGATGTATTGAAGTTACATTCTAGTTCTTGCGCGATCTCCCTTCTTGACATATTCCTAGTTTCTTTTTCAAACCACTCCATATCTCTATCCGGATGAATATCCCAGTTTAGCATAACTGGGTGAAAGTCATTGGACCCCTCAACTGACTCGCTATATGTCTTGTGAAACCAGTTTCCAACGCCATTTGGAGTCGAAAGCGCGATCACTCGGCCACCAGTTGAGATTGTGGGATACAAACCTGCCCAAAGCTCATCAAGACTATCAACATGGGCGGCCTCATCAATGACGAGCAGAGAAAGAGCCTCTGAACGGCCTGCATCGCCAGACGTTGAGGCTGCTTGAATTTGAGAACCATTTGAAAGTTCAAAAGAAGCTCGATTATCAATTGAAATTTCTGCGATAAGAAGAAACTCGGGCACATTCTTCATAATAGCTTTCACCTTTTTAACTAAGTTGGCGGCCGTCTTGAATTTTGTTGCCATAACAAGAATATTCTTGTCGCGGTGAAAGAGCATCATCCAAACGATGTAGGCACCTGCAATTGTTGAGATGCCCAACTGTCTAGCTTTGAGGATTATATTAAATCGGTAATCATTAAAATCGGATAAAAGGTCAGTCTGATAATCGTAAGTTTTAAACGAAATGAGACCATGGATTGGGTGTGAAATTCTCGCATAATTATTCACAAAGTAATTCGGATCTTTTCCGCACTTTAGTATCTCAGCTACTATTTCCTTTTTTGATAGTGTAGGTGACATTTATTTCTTTTTTGACCTTTTCTTGTCATTAATAAATATTGTGTTATTTTTTGGCGAAACCATCGCCTTTCAAAAATTTATAATAATTAACGGCGATAGGATCAGTTATTGCTTCACCAAGGGTGGTAACATCTTTCATACCTCCAATTTTATAAAGCCTGTGAGCCATAACAAATGTTCTAACTCTTCCCGTACTTTGGACTAAACATTTAGCTTCGCCCTGTGGAGAAAGAGAAATAGATTTACCTGTAATCGCTTTATATTCTTTCTTAAGAAAATCGGCGATCTTTTGGAGTTTTCTTTCGCATTCTTCCTCAAACCCGTTAGCATATACCGCTGTGAGTTTGACATTTGCCTCGTAATTTATTTGGAGCATATCCCCGACGAATTTAACTTTGAAGCCATCGGAAACGCGGCTATCAACGATAGGGCACCCATCTTCTCGGCTTAAACCTAATTCCTTAGTATCGCCGGTCACGAATCGTGCATCGTGCGCGCCATCATAAGCATTTGCGGCTGCTTGATTAAGACCTGTAATGATTTCTAATGTTGTAGCCATTTATTTAATTCCTTTTTTCTTTTTATAAGAATCGTACTGAGCCAGATGGGCGCCGGTAAGACCAGGGTCCTCCGGTTTTATATACTTGTTTTTGATCATATCTTCGATATCACTCCTTTCGGAGCCGGGTGGTCTTAGGAGAACGTT